GTCAGTGACCCAATGAGCCAGAAGATAGCGCAGTCGTGGGGGGTCACCAAGTACGGCGACACCGGTGCCATCGCAGGCAACCGGGCCACCTATGCGCCAGAGGTGCAGTCGAGTGAGCAGCAGAGCGCGCAGCACGCAGCCACCGGGTGGAAAACAGACGCCGACGCCGTGGAGGAGCTGGACAGGGGCGGCGTGATGCCAAAGGTGGTGATGGCTAACATTGACAAGTACGTTAGACACGTGATGAGGGGGTTGTGATGGCAGTAGGCACCTACAATTTCCAGCAAACGATAAACGTTTCAGATACATTAATGCAGGATGCGCTGATGTCGGTACAGAGGTTCATCCTAGGCGAGGACTTAGACGGCAATGTGTGGTCCTGGCGCTGCAGTCACTGCGGGAGCAAGGTGGACGGGAACTACTCCTGTGATCAGTGCGGCGCACCGACGCCGGCATGGTGGGCACGCCTCGACCAGATGATCGCCACGTGGAAGCGGGGTGGGCGATGACACTAGCAACCAGGACTAGGCACCAGGTCAACAGCCATGCAAGCTGGGACATCGACATGACCAGAGTCGCCGCACACTATGCTGTAGATGGCACAGACAAGGTGCTGGTACAGGCGCTGTGGATACCGCACGAGTGGGCAGAGGACGCCGACGCGATCGATAGCACGCTGGCGATTCTAGACCACCACGCGCAAGAGGCGGCGGCGATGCGGGTGGGCGGGCGATGACTGACCGCGATCCTGCCCTTGAATCTGTCTACGAGTACAAGGACCGTACCGCCAAGCTCAAGGTGCGCGAGGGGCTGCGCTTGGTACTGACCGGCATAGAGGAGCTGTGGCGGCTGCCCCGGTCATTCGAGACCAAAAAGGAACAGGGAAGGCGATAGGCCATCATGCCCGAGTAGCTCAATGGCCTAGAGCAGGGCATTTGTAACGCTCAGGTTGCTGGTTCAAGTCCAGTCTCGGGCTCTAACAACTATATATCTCGTTGGGGATTCTCAGCGGGGCACTCGTTCTCAGTGGGCAACCATTGGGTACAGGTGCCCCGCTTTTTCGTTGGGGGTAGCAATGGCAGACAACGCACTGAAGGCAATCAGCAGGACAGACGACACGCTGACCGTGGGCAACTATATCGTGCTGTTCGGCGGGCGTGACCTGGAGGGGTACGGCTCAAAGCAGATCAACCCCGATGGCAGCAAGGGCGAGTTCTTCACCGCCGAGACGCAGCTCGAAAGCGCATTCACCAAGGCGGGAGCGTTGCACATCAATTGGGAGCATGGCAAGAAAGAGCTGCCCCCTGACGAGGTGCTGGGTGTGGTGGATTGGAAAACCGCCCGGTGGGATGAAAAGGGCGTCTTTGTCGAGCGTGTTTTGGCAAGGCGCAGCAAGTATGTGCAGTGGGTGGAAACTTTGATCGACAAGGGATTGATCGGCACGAGTTCTCAGGCCGCACCGAACGGCGTGCAGAAAACATCAGGCGGCGAGATCACGCGATGGCCTTTGTATCGTGACACGCTCACTGTGATGCCGATGGACACGCGGATGATGCAAGAGTTCGGAGAGAACACAGTTTCAGCTCTCAAGGCACTGGGCGTACCAGTGCCCTCACATACGCCAGAGCCAGAGGCGACGCCAGAGGCCGACACGTCGGCGGCGGTTGCGGCAAAGGCCACAGCAGAGATCGAATTGATCAACATCGGACTAGCAGGAGGCTAGACAATGTACAAGAAACTTTTAGAACAGGCACGGCAAAAAGCTGCAGCGGCTACGGTGATCCTGGCAGGCGAGGAGCCGAACGTTGAAGAGGCCACCAAGCTGATCGCCGATGCCAAGGCACTGCGAGAGCGGGCCGAGGCCATCAAGGCGGCTGGCGATCTCGAAACTGAGGCAGCCGACGCCGTCAAGGCGTTCGACAAACTGGCAGCGGAACCCCCGACCAAAAGCGGTATCGTCGTGACCGCAGATGAGACGGACAAAAAGGCCGCGGGTAAGACGTGGGGTATGGGTGAGTTTTTGCAGGGCGTGGCACACGGTACGCGGGAAGTGCAGCCGTACAGAAGCACCGACGATCCCGGCTTCTACGACTTTGGAAAGGCGCTTGGGCCAAAGATGGTGAGTTCCATCACGGCAGCCAAAGCGATCACCGGCATGAGCGAGTCGGTGCCGGCTGACGGCGGCTTTTTGGTCGGCACGGATCAGAGTACGTCGATTATGGGCCGTGTGTACCAGGGCGGCGAGATCATCCAGCGCGTGACGATGACCGGTATCTCTGGTAACAGCAACGGCATGTCGTACGTCGCCAGCGCTGAGACCAGCCGGGCAACCGGGAGCCGGTGGGGCGGGGCGCGGCACTACTGGGCATGTGAGGCTGCTGAGAAAACAGACAGCAAGCCAACGTTCCGGCGCGTATCGCTGGAGTTGAACAAGGTCATCGGGTTGGTCTATGCCACCGACGAACTGCTGCAGGACGCCAGCGCGCTTGAGGGGTACATCATGGATGTGTTGCCCCAGGAGCTGCGCTTTGGAGTGCAGGATGCGTTCTATGATGGCACCGGCGCTGGGATGCCCCTGGGTATCCTCAACGCGCCGTGTCTGGTGACGCAAGCGGCGGAAGCTGCGCAGGCAGCGGCGACCATCGTCAGCGAGAACATCCTCAACATGTGGTCGCGGCGCTGGATTGGCGCAAAGGGCTATGTGTGGATGATCAATCAGGACATTTTGCCGCAACTGTGGCAGATGAACCTCGGTGTGGGCACCGGCGGTATGCTGACCTTTATGCCGGCGGGGGGCCTGTCTGGCCTGCCCTACAGCTCTATGATGGGCGCGCCGATCATCGAGATCGAACAGGCTGAGACGCTGGGCACAGTCGGAGACATCGCGCTGTGTGCGTGGTCGGAGTATCAGGCCATCGAAAAGGGCGGAATCCAGACGGCAAGCTCGATCCACGTGCGGTTCATCTATGATGAGACCGTGTTCCGGTTCGTCTATCGTGTGGATGGGCAGCCAAAGTGGAATTTGCCACTGACGCCGTTCAATAGTACCGTGACGCAGGGGCCGTTCGTGGTTTTGGATACGCGGGCATAGGAGATAATCATGGAAGTCTTGGAGAATCTGCACATCGTTCCAGGGATCTACCCCGCCGCTGACTTTATGGCGGGGACAGTACAGACCGATATCGTGAACTGCGAATCGGCCGCGGGCGTCGTGTTCTGGATCTTCCGTGGTGACGCCACGGCAGGAACAGAGACGGGCACAGTTTCGGTCCAGGCATGCGATACCGTCGGACCTGGCACGGCCACAGCCGTCCCGTTCCAGTACCGAATCAGCACAACCCCGGATGTTTGGAGTGCGTGGGCGCAGGCCACGGCAGCGGCGGGCTTCACCATGACCGCCGGGGACTACCAGGTCTATGAGGTGTTTGTCCCGGCGGCCAACCTCGCTGCACTTGGGTTCGGCTATGCGCGCCTCCAGATCGTAGAGGTCGTCAACGATCCTGTGGTCGGGGCCATCCTGATGGCCGTCGTCAAGCCGCGTTACCAGCCAGTACCGGCGACGCTGCTCACCTAGTGGATTCGTGGGGGGCGGGGCGTGACGTCTAAGTGATCGGCCCCGCCTCCTCTATGGCCCAACAATGGTTAAAACCCAGGATGGGCAAGGAGACTTGAAATGGCAATTGGAAGCGCAAGAAACTGGACGGCGCTATTCAGCCGTCAGCAACCGGGCGGCTATTTTGTCGCCCAGAATATGCCAGAACACCCGAACGGGTTGTGGTTTGTGGGCAGTACATACACAAACGCATCCGACGCCGCCGGAAATGGGCGGTCTCCAGCCGCACCGTTTGCAACACTGGACTATGCGGTATCGCATGGCGACATCGGCGCCGGAGATACGATCTACTGTTTGCCGGGGCACGCTGAGAACCTGGCGGCGGAAAGCGCTGTCGACGTGGATGTGAGCAACCTGCACATCATCGGCCTTGGCTGGGGCGGCTGCCGTCCCACGTTCACGGCTACGGCGATCGCCGGGGATTTCAAACTGGCGGCATCGTGCGGCATCCTCGAAAACATCTTGTTTCTGGGCGGCGTCGATGCCACCACGGGCATTCTCGAGGTGAGTTCGTCCGACTGGCAGATCCTCGACTGTGAGTACCGCGACAGCGTGGGCCAGGCAACGGATGCGCTGATCACGGTGGACGGTGCGGACCGGCTACTGATCGACAACTGGAAGCACATCGGGGCGGCAGCGGCAGGCGCAAACAGCGCGATCGCCGTTGACGGAAGCGATGATCTGATCATCCGCAATACCAACATCTACGGAAACTTTGCGGTGGGCGGCATCGACTTTCGTACCACGGCAAGCGCACGCATACAGGTTTATGGCGGGGAAAACCACACCAAAATCTGGACCGCGAACGCGGCAGACATCGCCATCGTGGATACCGTCACCGGGTCAACCGGGTGGATCGGCCCGGACATCGACATCATGCTCGCAGACAACGCAGCCAACATCACGACCGCAGTCACCGGCGCCACGTTCCAATTGATAGATCCCGTCTACGTTTGCAACTTGGTAAACGAAAAGGCGATGTTGATCAACTGGACCGCGAGCACAGACTAGAGAGAGGGATAAAATGGCAGTCAAGATCAAGAACGTCCATAACGCCCTCGTGCTCTACGACGACGCCTCTACCACAGAGCGTTGGTTTGATGCGGTGGGCGACCGGGTGGTCAGGTACATCATGAACACAGCGGCAACCCCGACCGACGACACGACGGGTATGCCGACCGAGTTCACCAATACGCTGGTGAACGGCTCGACGTTTGCGCATGGCGACGTGGCCGGCGGGACGGTTGTGCTGCTTACGGACACAGCGGAGGACGACGGGATCAGTCTCCAGCTCGGAGATGAGTTGGGCGGGCTGGGTGAAAGCATCTCGTTCGCCGGCGACTATCCGTGCTACTTTGAGGCAACGTTCCAGGGCAACGATGTGGACCAGTCGGATTATCTACTGGGAGTCACCATCACCGACACAGATCCGATCGGCGCGGTCACGGACGGGATCTATTTCCGCTCCGTGGATGAGTCGGCGATCCTCAACTTTGTCATCGAAAAAGACAGCGTTGAGTCAGTCACGGCAGCGGCAACGTTAGCCGACGCCACAGACATCAGGGTCTCGTTCTACTTTGACGGGACCAACATCATCGCCGCCGTGAACGACGTCCAGATGGCGAGCATTGCGCGCACGGATGCGAGCTTCCCGAATGATGAGCTGCTGCGCCTGACCATCTCGCTGTTGACAGGTGAGGCGGTAGCAAACTCGATCTGCATCAAGTCGCTGCGGCTGATCCAGATCATAGCGTAGCGTAGGGGGCGGGTGCAGCCAATGGCCCGCCCCACAACAGAGGATAGATGCAAACTCGCGACGGCGTGGCAATCCGGGCCATAGAGTTCACCGACGAAAACGGTGCGCGCTATGGCAACAAGCACGTTGGCAACAAGATGCGCACGTCGTCCATGCCGTACACCTACGACATCGCAGAGGGCAATGTTGCTGGCCACACTGCGATCCGACGGTTCGGGCACAATGATGACGTGGCCGTGGCCTGGGAGACGGTGTACCACGGCTCTGACCTGCGCACCTATCTCACAGCAGCCGAGCGGTTGCAGGTCACAAGCGACGACGCAGACGACGATGGGGCACCGGCGGGCAACGGGGCGCGGACGGTCACAATCACTGGGTTAGATGGCAACTATGCCGCACTGAGCGAGACAGTCACGATGAACGGGGTAGCCAACGTGCTCACAGACGCCTCGTTTCTGAGGATAATGACTGTCGCCACCACGACGGCAGGCGATACGGGCTGGAACGAGGGCACGATCACGGTGTCAAACAACGCCGACACGGTTGTGCTTGACGAGATCCCGCCAGTAGAGAACGAGAGCCACTGTGCCTGTTACACGGTCCCAGCGGGATACACGGCCTACATCGTGCAGGCGATGGCGACCGAAGCGAGTACGAAAGGCAGTCAGCTGGGGCTCTGGCTGCGCTTGTATGACGGGCTGTGGACGATGAAACGAACGACCGTGATCTTTGACAGCAGCATCGTTCTGCCGATGCCGATGACAATGGTGCTACCGCAGATGGCCGACATCGAAATCCGGGCGCATGGCGTGCTGGCAGGGGCGAACGTGACTGCAGGTTTCGAGGGATGGATCGAGGCGAACTGATGATTGAGCACCTGCTGATCGCCATAGTCGTGCTGCTGACGCTCAACCTGGCGCTCAACGTGTCGACGTGGTCACGGGATAGCGCAGTATGCAACCGGTTGGCGTTCTGGGCGCGCGGGCTGCGCAAGAGAGCCAAGCGCAGGGTGCTGCGATACCGCAGGGGGCGCAATGGCCGCAAGCGTATTTAAACAGAGTGGACACGGTGCTGGCATCATTGCACAGACGTTCAACGTGCCAACAGGGCGGATCTACCTGCTGATCTCAGTGTCGTGCGTGTTCGCAGTCGCGCCGACCACGAGCGAGGATTACACGATCACAATCGACGCCAACGCGGGAGCGGCATACGACCTACTGCTCTACACCGTTGACCCGTCTGTGGGATCGGTGACGGACATACTATGGCAGCCGGATGAACTGCTGTACCTGGAAGGCGGCGACGCGGTGGACGTGGCCTTTGCGGGGACAGACGGCGCGGGATGGGCGGTACAGGTGGTGATCGAGACAGCGTAACGGAGGGCAACATGGCAAGACCAAACGACCATTTGGCAGACTTGAACGAGGTGGAGCGCACCGTCGAAGTGATCTCGACTGGGGACGAGTGGATCAAGGCCATCGATGTGCTGCTAGACGGCACGCCGACGAGTCGCAATTCTGCGGCCTACGACGTCACGGCCTGCACCGGGGCGGCTGTCCACATTTTCATTGACAGCACCGGCGCGCCGACTGACGTGCGCGTGCTGGCACAGTTCACCGATGACGCCGCCCAAGTGCTGTGGCACGACTTTGAGGAGGGGCTGTGGGCCTCGCTGTTCTGGGAGGACACCGACACGGCAAGCGGCATTCGCAAAACGTACACGCTGCCTATCTCGGGTGAGGACACGCTGCGCTTTCGCGTCATCGGGACCGGTACGGGCGCTCAAGCAACGTTTGCCGTCGTGGTCAAGTTCCGGGCATTCCGTGGCGCTTACGCAGTCGCCCACGCATAGGTGAGAAATGGCAGCAGGGACGGTTATTAGGAGTTTTGCGGCACCGGCAACAAGTCCCGCTGGTCTTGCATGGGATGGGCGGATGCTTTTGAGTGAGGATCGGACTACTCGCACAGTGTATCAGATTAAGCCGGCAACTGGGACTGTATATAGAACTTTTCCTGCTACGCCAGGATGGGGCCCCAGGGGACTTGCGTGGGACGGTAGTTATCTGTGGGTGGCAGATGACCAAGCAGATCGAATTTACCGAATGAGCCTATCCACGGGCACTGTAGTGCAAAGTTTTCCTAGTCCTGCTGGGAATGCTCAGGGCCTTACTTGGGATGGGCGCATGCTCTGGCATACGGATGCAGGAACCCGGCTCTTTTATCAGATTGATCCAAGAACTGGCGTAGCCATTCCGCGATTTGCTGCCCCAGGGGCGGTTCCTAACGCCTTGGCCTGGACTGGGTCAAATTTATGGCATACAGATGCCGTGACACAGATGCTTTATTGTATTGATCCGGTGACCGGTTCAGTAAAATTGCAGGTTGCTACACCAGGCGCCAGTCCGCAAGGCCTTACTTGGGATGGACGGACGCTGTGGAACACAGATAACGGAACTCGCTTAGTCTATCAGATTTCCGTCAACTAGGAGCAATCATGGCAACGATAAAACTGACCGACGCAACGTGGCTCGAGCAGGAATCCAACAAGGTCGCGGGCGTGCTACGCTCTGACCGTGCCCTGGGTGGCAAGGACGGGTTTGCGGGCAAAGACGCCGAAGAGTTAGTTGCCATGCTCAAGTACGCGGGATTGGAATACGCGGGGGCACAGCTCAACGCCATCAAGACCAAACTGATCGCCGACGGGGTGATTGAGGTTGTGTGATGACGCCGGAACTACTGTGGTGGTACGTCCAACTTGCGGTAACGATAGCAGGACCGTGGACAGTGCCAAAATTGGCCGGTGGCTTGCTGGATTGGCCCTGGCACCG